GGAGTCTCATCCTCAAACTCAGGTTGCATTGCTTCCATGATCTTGTCAAAGATCTTCTTACCATATTTGAACAGGAAGACTTTACCTTCGTTATGAGGGTTTGCCTTGTCCTGCACAACATAGATGTTGCTGTAGTAAGACAGTTTGCGCTTCTGCTTGCGAACAGTGTCCTTATCGGTCTCGTTACCACTGTTCCAAAGTTCACGGTTGTATTCACCAAGAGGATCCTTCTGACCGATAGTGGTCAATGAATTCTCAATGTACCAACCACCAGGGCCTTGGAAGGCATGGGAGTACATCTTTGCCCAAGGAAGTTCTTCTTCATTAGGGGCAGGCAGGAAACGGATGACTGCATAACCGTTGCCAGTCTTATCCATTTCAGGTTTCCAGAGACGGTCATCTCCACCGCCACCAGTATTGTTCATCTTCTCAACTTCCTTGACCAGTTTAGAGGTCAGAGATCCAAGAGAGGATTGCTTTTTAAGATTTGCGAAAGACATAGGATTCGTTGTGTTTGTACGTATTTGGCTTTTGTGTACCCGTGTATTCTAAAGGCTGGGGTCACCTTTGTCAATCTGACTTCTCATCACTTCAAGCATTTGTGACATGTTTGAGAAAACAACATTCATATCAACTTCTGATGAGAGACCCATCATTTGAGCAGAATCGATGATATTCTTTTTCATAAGTTTTGCTTCTGGATCATCAGATAAACTCAGACGAGTATAGAGAACTTTTTGTTTCTCTATGAGTTTTTCCAGAAGTCCAACATGAAAAAGTTTTTCTTCTCTGTCCATTGTAGGAAATTTGAAGACGTTACGGTAAACATCTTCCTGTAGCTCACTTATTTCGGTCATCTCAGCACGGACAACCTCAGAGTCAAAGAAACTCATTACTGTAACGCGACCTCCCTCAAGATTTTTTTGTAACGGAATACATCGATATTTAGGAATGGAGAATACTTCTTCATTCGCAGACTAACAGTTTCCCATACTGGGTCTGTTAGTTTTTTGTCATAGTCAGTTCGATATCCAAGAATTTTATCACATATAACCAGAGTCTCAATGGAGATTTGACCACTTAAATACTTCTTCAATACTGGTGGATGTCCAGTAGAACTTGTAAATGCAGAATCTAAATCAGTTCCTGCAAGAATTTTTTCCATCTCTTCTTTAAAAACGTATGAAAGAGACTGGGTTCTTTTCTTCCATGAAGTATATCTACCCTCACCTTCGCGTATCATTTCTCCTATCCAAAGCTTACTCGGATCAGTGCAGGTGATAAAGTTAGATACAAAGAACTCAATAACTTCTTTATCGTTTTTATTTCTTGCTAATTTTTCAAACCAAAAGCGATCCTTTCTCTTGTAGAAAGATTGTACAGTCGCACGACTCTTTCCACAATACTTGTGGTAGTCATACTTCTCTTTAGTAAAGTGATTCTTTAAAGAGAGGTATTGTTTATAGGCATCAAAAGGCATCACGAAGATATAAAAATTACAAAGGTAGTTTTGCCCTGGAACTTCTCTTCAAGAAGTTTAGTTCCATTGCTTCATATTTAAGTTTTTCTTTGAGAGGTTTAGAAATAAGTTTAGGAACAGATTCTACGTCAATGTTTTGTTGATCACAGAAGTGAATAATTGCGTCGATGTAGTTCATTCCTTCATTGTGTTGCACAAGAGATTCGATTTCCTGTGCAAAACGGGATGGACAAAAGAACTTACTCTCTAATACTTTTTCTAGTTCATTCTCCATTCTCTGACCTAAGATTGTGAGATACAAATTCTTTAATATACCGAACTAATAATTTAATATAATCCCCTTTGTTTCTTTTGTCAAATACTTCGACCTCACCACCAGGAGTAACCATGATAGTGATAAGTTTTTTGACAGGGATACCAGTCAACTCATAGTATGCAGCAGCGTAGAAAGTTTCCTGAACAAAATAGTTCTCTAGCCACTCTTCTGGTTTAATTTTTTCGGATGTCTTGAAATCGATGACTGCGAGTTCGCCTTCGTACTCTCCGATACAGTCAACTCTACCTGCTAGTCCAAGATACTCTGAGTACAGAGTCCTTTCTATAGCGTGTATATTATTTATCTTGTCCAGATATGGTTTAGCATGGTGAAACATGAACTTAGTCAAGGGCCGAAATTCGTCCCAATTAATTTCTTTGTTCAACATGTAGAGTTCGGTTGCTGCGTGAAAGTCTGTTCCACGAGCAGTTGCTTTCTTCGTAATACGATTGGCTTCTTCAATACCAACTCTCTTTCTCCACTTCACAAAGATTTCTCTGTTATAAAATGAAGTTACAGACGTAATAGAAGGCACCCAATCTCCACTAGGAAGGTTGTAGAGACGGATGCCATTGGTTTCTTTTTTGTTTAATTCAAGATCACCGAGATAATTATGATGAATAAAATTCATTAGAGATTCATTTCTAGTTTAGCGAGTAGATATTCTTTAACAAGACCAGAGCGAACAATATCATCTACTCCAAATTCAATGATATCAACTGATGGCATAACACGCAAGATCTTCATAAAATCTGCGATACCATTTCTCTCTCTATCTTTGAGAAGGTCGGATTGTGTTGCGTCACCGCAGAACATAATCTTACTGTTCTCACCTACTCTTGTGATTATACTATCAAGTTCATGATAGTTTAAGTTTTGAAATTCGTCAACGATAATGATTGCATTATCAAGTGTGGTTCCACGGATGAATGACGTAGACCAGAAAGAGATCGTTCCTTGTGCTTTGAGGTTGCCATACAGCATCTCAAAATCTCCTTCTGTTGGAAGTTCAAACATGAACTTCACCATATTCTTATATGGAATTTGATAGAGAGAGGATTTATCCTCATGATCTCCAGGTAGGAAACCGATCTCTCTGGTGGCCACAAGCGATCTGACGATGTAAATCTTCTCATAGGGTGTCTTCATGTCAAAGACATCTCTGAGAGCATTGTAGAGTGTGATGAAGGTCTTCCCCGTACCAGCACATCCATATGCTACAAGATTTTGATCATTCTTGTAGCATCTAAAAAGTTCTTCCTGATTCTGTGTCAGAGGCTCGATGTTTTTCATCAAGTCTGTGTTTAGTGGTTTCTTTCTTTTCATATGCTTGTTACTCATTCCGAATGGAACGATAGGGGACTGAGACTTTCTTTTTGCTGGCATAAGAATCAAACAGGGCGGACATTGGAACCTGGCATTTTCGATGCCTTTCGCAAGACATCGTTCCAGCCGGGGTGAGATTTCTTAAGTTTGTCGTAAACCTCACCCACCTCTCCAAAGTTCGGTGCGTTTTCTGCTGTGAAATATCTTTCCCACTCTGGGTTATCAATTTTCCACTGGTCCCAGTCGTGAATACTCATCTTCACGTCTTTTGTTTCGCCAGTCTTTACATGTTTAACGGGGTATGTTGCCATACTTGAATCACCTTTACTTAACTTTATTTATTAAACCCATTCCATCGCCTCAGCGACAGCAGGGAATTGCTCGATAAAAATCTTCTTAGCACCCAGAGCAATGTCCATGTGCTCCTTCTGTGTACCGTTAGCAGAGCGCAAATCGATATAATGGATCCATGATCTTACAGAGCCCGTCATATAGATTCTTGTGGGAGTTGCTAAAGGAAGCACAAAACGAGCACACTCCTTTGCGATCGATGCATCAAGCATCTCTTTGTAGAGTTTCATTCCCTCATCAAAGTGTCTCTTCATCTTAATTTGAAACTCTTGACGGACAAACGGGTCAATATCATCAATAGAATTCTGACGATTCTTGGTGTCTTGTCTGCGTAGTTCAGGTAAAGGGATCGTCTCCGCGAGTAGGGAAGAATCAGCATAGCGTTGGGAAAACTCTTGATACGTGAAGGACCTATGACGAAGCACTTGAGCCGCCACTCCCCTGGTGGTATTGATCTCCAGGGTCATGAATGCTTGCTCGAAGATGCTCCAGTGCTGATGCTTCACACAATACTTGAGCAAACCAGAGAACTTCTCATTCTCCTGGTTGTTTGGATTACTCACACGGGCACAGTAAGCCATATGCTTCTCTGCGTCAGGGGTGACGCTAATCAGTTTAATCAGGGTATCCGTCATCGTCATCAAATACTTCGTCGTAATCGGTTATGTAGTTTGTTGGAGGATCATCAAAGTTCTCTGCCTTGTATGCATCCACATCAGAGTATACCTCTGATTCAAGAGCATCGACAAGAAGCTTTAAGTTTCTAACTATTAGCTTTAGTTTATCTCTATCCATAAAAAATGGGAGGTTACCCTCCCATTCTATCATATTATAGTCGTAAGTCAATCACTTAGTATAAGTCTTACCGCGATAGCAGAATGTACCGTGGGTTTCCTTACTCTCTACACAACGTGTGTCATACTCAACACCACGATATGAGGTGTGAGAAATCTGAGCGTCGTGAAGTGCAGCAGCTTTTTTGATCTGCTTTTTAATCAGATTGAGTGTATTCATTGTAGGTACTCCTAAAGTAGTTGGATTTTTAGGCCCGTTCCTTTAGTCGTTTGCGTCCCATGGACAATGAGGTGTTGCTTCTTGAATAGTTTCAACAAGTTCTACCTTGATTTCATTACTC